GACCTGATCCTTCTCGACGAGCTCCGTGAGCACCAGTCCTGGGACGCTTGGGGTGCGATCACGAAGACGACGATCGCCCGTCCGGCTGCGCAGATTTGGGCGCTGTCGAACGCTGGCGATGCTACGTCGATCGTGCTGCGCTACCTCCGCAAGACGGCGCATGCTGCGTTGGGTGACCCGGACGGTATCAACGCGGACGATGACCCTGGGCGCTTGCTGCCTACTGCGGGCACCATCGACGAACTGATCGACCTGTCTGATGGCGGGCCGGACCTGGACCTCGAGGACTTTGAGGAGGATGCGGACACGCTCGGCATCTTCGAGTGGTCTGCGCCTCCGGGGTGCTCGGTCATGGACCGTGATGGTTGGGCTATGGCGAACCCGTCCATGGGTCACGGCATCAGTGAGCGCACGATCGCGGGCGACGCGAAGGGGGACCCTGAGTGGGTCTTCCGCACCGAGTGCCTGTGCCAGTGGTCGGACGGTTCCCTTGAGGGGCCGTTCCCGTCTGGCGCGTGGGAGGCGGGTATTGACCCGTCGTCGCGTATGGCTGCGGGTCGGCGCGCGTTCTGTGTGGACGTCTCGTGGGATCGGTCCATGGCTTACATCGCTGTTGCCGGTCTGCGTGAGGACGGGTCTCCGCACGTGGAGATGGCGGCTCAGCGTGCTGGCACGGAGTGGGTTGTGCCGTGGCTGTCCGACCCCGATCGTGTGGCCCGTCAGGGCGGCGAGATTGAGGTTGTGGTGCAGACGTCGGGGGCTCCTGCGACGTCGCTTCGTGACGCGCTCAGGGATGCCCCGGGCGTGACGTTGATCGATTGGGGCGGCTCTGACATCGGCGCGTCATCGGGCGTGTTCTTCGATGCCGTCTCGGCGAACATCGAGCGACCTGACGCGGACCCGGATGACGAGCCTGCTCGCCCGGTGAAGCACCCGCCTTGGCCTGCTCTCGACCTGGCCGCTGCTACGGCGGTCACAAAGCCTATGGGTGACGGGTGGGGCTGGGATCGGCGCAAGTCGCCGGTTGATGCTGCCCCGCTTGTTGCCGCTACCGGTGCCGTTTGGCACGCCATGAAGAAGCCCAAGCCGAAGTTCCGTTCGGCATGGGAAGACGAGAGCCACGGCCTAACGGTCGTCTAGCGGGAGCGGGGTGGTCGCGTGGGGCTCCGTGACACCGTTGGTCGCATCCTCGGCCGTAAGTCGAGCATCGTGTATGCGTCGTCCGGTCCGGATCTTCCGGACTACATCGATATGTCGCACCTGAGGGAGATGCTTGGCGGGATCTCGCCGGAGCGCCTGTACCGCACGCAGCCTCACCTTCGGACTGTGGTCACCTTCCGTGCGCGGAATGTGGCCCAGCTCGGCCTGCACACGTACAAGCGTCTGAGCGAGACGGACCGGCAGCGCCTGAGGGATCACCCGGTGGCGAAGTTGATTGCTCGCCCGAACCCGACCATGACGACGTCGGAACTCATTTACAGCCTCATGGCAGACCGCGACTTGTACGACTATGCGATCTGGCATGTGACCGCGTCGGCCGATGCGCCGTCGGGGTTTGAGATTTGGCCTATCCCGCCGTCGTGGGTCACTCGCCAGGGTGGCGGTACTGCGTGGGAGCCGGCGTGGGTCGAGTTCGCTCGCCCGAACCAGCCCCGCCCGGTTCGCGTCAGTGCGGCGGATCTGGTCCTGTTTCACGGCTGGAACCCGGGTGATCCTCGCACGGGCTCTACGCCGATCGACGCACTCAAGGACGTCCTCGCTGAGCAGATCCAGGCGAACGCGTACCGGCAGCAGGTGTGGCAGAACGGTGGCCGTGTGGGTGCGGTTCTGACTCGCCCGATGGATGCCACTTGGTCCCCTGAGGCGCGCGAGCGGTTCTCGCGCGAGTGGGCTGCGAAGTGGTCTGGTACTGACGGCGCGAAGGCTGGTGGCACGCCCATCCTCGAGGATGGGATGACGCTTCAGCGCATCGGGTTCTCCGCCAAGGAGGACGAGTGGGTTGAGGGCGTGAAGCTCTCGCTGTCCACGGTCGCGCAGGTGTACCACGTGAATCCGACGATGGTCGGCAATCTGGACAACGCGAACTTCTCCAACGTGCGCGAGTTCCGCCGGATGCTGTACTCGGACACGCTCGGCCCCGACATCTCCATGATCGAGGACCGTCTCAACGCGTTCCTCCTGCCCCGCTTCCCAGACTCCGATGGCGTGTATGTCGAGTTCAACATTGCCGAGAAGCTGCGCGGCAACTTCGAGGAGCAGGCGTCGGCCATGGCGGCGTCGATCGGTCGCCCGTGGATGACCGCGGACGAGGGTCGTGCGCTCATGAACATGTCGTCCCTTGGTGGGGACGCCGAGCACCTGGTCACCCCGCTGAACGTCCTTGTGGACAGTGGCGGCGAGACCGACCCGAGCCTTCTTGAGGCCGATGACATCAAGACGCGCATCGACGCTGCGGCGGCTCTCATTCGTTCCGGCTTCGAGCCGGCGGCTGCGATCCAGGCGGTTGGGCTCGACCCGATCAAGCACCTTGGCCTGCTGCCCATCACGGTGCAGCGACCGCAGGAGCCGGACCAGGTCGATGAGGAGGCGGTCGACGATATCAAGTCTGGCGGCGTCCAGATCAAGGCGCGGGCAGGCGCGGCGTACGAGAAGAAGGTGGAGCAAGTCCTGGACCGGTTCTTCAAGCGCCAGCAGTCCGTGGTTCTCTCTGCGCTCGGGTCGAAGGATTCGTCGGAGTGGTGGAGCCAGGACCGCTGGAACAAGGAGCTGTCCGAGGATCTGTTCGCCCTCGCGCTCCTGGTGGCGAACGAGATTGGCGCCAAGTCGGCACAGTCGCTCGGGTTCAACCCGGGGGACTACGACGTCGCCCGCACCGAAGCGTTCCTCAAGTCCGTTGCGGAGTCTCGCGCGGACATGATCAACGCGACGACGCGGGACCGGATCGAGAAGGCGCTTGCGTCTGATAGTCCGGATGACACTCCGACGCACGTCTTCGAGGAGGCTCGCTCCGCCCGTGTGGGCGCTGCGGCGAAGGCGCTTATCACGACGTTCTCTGCGTTCGCGACGACCGAGGCCGGGCAGCAACTGGCTCCCGGTAAGGCCGTGAAGACGTGGGTCGTGACGTCGAAGAATCCGCGCGCTACGCATTCCGCGATGAATGGTCAGACGGTCCCGGTGGGCGAGAAGTTCTCCAACGGTGCTGACTGGCCCGGCGACCCTGCCCTGGGTGCCGACGAGGTGTCTGGGTGCGAATGCACCTGCACCGTAACTGTGCCCGGGGAGGGCTGATGAAGACCAAGAATGCCACTGTCCGGGTGAAGGCGGGTCCCGACGACGGTCTCGAAGAGGGGCAGTTCACGGCGTACGCGAGCGTGTTCGGCAACAAGGACTCCTATGGCGATGTAGTTGTCAAGGGGGCCTTTGCCGACACGCTCGCGGCGTGGGGCGCTAAGGACTCTGAGATTCCGCTTCTCTTCGGTCACCGCATGGACGACCCGGATTTCAACATCGGGCACGTCGTGAAGGCCGAAGAGGACGAGGTGGGCCTCAAGGTTACGGGCCAGCTCGATCTGGAGAACCCGAAGGCGGCACAGACGTACCGGCTCATCAAGGGCCGCCGCATCGATCAGATGTCGTTTGCGTACGACGTGCTCGAGGGCTCTTCGGTCGAGAAGGACGGCGACTCGTTCTACGAGCTCCGCAAGCTCGCCCTGTACGAGGTTTCCGTGGTGCCGATCGGCGCCAATCAGGAGACCGAGATTCTTGCCGTGAAGGCCGCTGCTGACGCACTGGCTTCCGGCGCTAAGGCTGGCCGAGTCTTCTCGGCCGGCACCGAAGGTGAACTGCGCAAGGCGCATGAAGCCATCGGAACCGTGCTCGCCGCCATCGGCCAGCACGAGGACCAGGAGAAGGCCAGCGGTCACACCGAGGCCAAGTCTGACGAGGAGCCGCCCGCGGCCAAGTCGGACGAGGAGCCGAGGGTCAACCCGTCCGCACGAGTCCTGGCGCACCTGCACCTACTCGCCCTCGAAGAGGGAGAAGGGGGTTCATCGTGAACCTTCGGGAACAGCGGGCCGCCGCACTCAAGGCCGCCCAGGACATCGTCGCCAAGGCCAAGGCTGAGGACCGCGACCTGACGCCGGAAGAGGTCTCGACCATCGAGACCAAGACCGACGAGGTCAGGGACCTCGGCGAGAAGATCAAGGCGGCCGACAGCGCCAAGGCTGCCATCAAGGCCATCGGCGACATCCGCGTCGACGAGGCCGCCCCGGCTGCGCCTGCCGGCGCTGAGGGCGCGAAGTCGCTTGGCGAGCACTTTGTCAAGCACGCCCACGGTGAGCTTGTTCAGAAGAAGGGTGGCACCTTCACGGTTGCCGCTCCGGAGTTCGTCAAGGCGGCTGCGGACACGCACGTCACGACCGGCTCGGTCTGGGGTCCGTTCCTCACGGAGTACGACCGCACCATTGTGCAGGGTGTTCGTCGCCGTCTGACCGTCGCGGACCTGCTCGGTTCGGGCACGCTGACCGGCAACGCGATCAGCTACCTGGTGGAGGGCGCGCTTGAGGGTGCGTTCACCACGGTTGCTGAGGCCGCTGCCAAGCCCCAGCTGCACGTCGCGGACCCGACGATGGTCACGGACGCGCTCAAGAAGATCGCTGGCTGGATCAAGGTCTCGGACGAGATGGTCGAGGATCTCGACTTCGTCATGTCGGAGATCAACAACCGCCTCCTGTACGCCCTGGGCGTGTTCGAGGAGGACCAGATCCTGTCGGGCAACGGGTCCGGTCAGAACCTGACCGGCCTGCTGAACCGTTCGGGTGTGCAGACCGAGCTTCGCGGCAACACGGCGTCGGGCGATTCCGTGGCGGACACGATCTTCCGTGCCATCACGAAGGTCCAGACCGGCTCGGGTCTGGACGCTGATGGCCTGGTCATCAACCCGGCCGACTACCAGTCGCTTCGCCTCACGAAGGACGCCAACGGCCAGTACTTCGGCGGTGGCTTCTTCAACGGTGCGTACGGCAACGGTGGCATCCAGGAGCAGCCGAACGTGTGGGGTCTGCGGACCGTCATTACGCCGGCGATCTCTGCGGGCACGGTCCTGGTGGGCGCGTTCCAGCAGTCGGCCACGGTGTACCGCAAGGGCGGCGTTCGTGTCGAGTCGACGAACTCGCACGGCACGGACTTCACCAACAACCTCGTGACGATCCGTGCGGAGGAGCGCCTCGCGCTCGCCGTGCGCCGTCCTACCGGTCTGGTGAAGACCACGATCACGCCTGCTGCGTGATCTGACTGACGGGGCGGGGCGCCGGCGATCCTGGCGCCCCGCCCCCGGTATCGACCTGGAGGGCTGCATGGCTGAGCTGAAGACGTACGAGATCACGCTGCACGGGATCGTGCACACGGTGCAGTTGTCCGAGGTGGACGCGAAGCGGTATGGCGACGCGGCCCGCGAGGTCGGTGCGAAGTCGGCGCCGAAGTCCGAGAACAAGGGGCGCGCCGCCGCTAACAAGAAGGGCTGACCCTGATGCCGCTTCCCCCGTTCCTGAATCCCGCCGAGTTCTCTGCGGGCACTGGCGGCAAGATCGCGGCGGACGACCCGCGTGTGCAGCCTCTGATTGACGGGGCCACTGCGGCGATCCGTCGTTACTGCGGGTGGCACGTGGCGCCCGTGGTTGCCGAGTCTGTGACGCTCGACGGTCCGGGCGGTCATCTGCTGTCGTTCCCGACCCTGCGCCTGGAGAGCATCACGGCGCTGTCGGAGTGCGGCAAGGTGGCCGACGTTGCGGACCTTGAGTGGTCCGAGCTGGGCAACGTGCGTAAGCGGCGCGGGTGCTGGACGGACCGGTTCCGTGGCATCACCGCCACGATCGAGCACGGGTTCGAGTCCGTGCCTGACGTGGCGCAGATCGTGCAGCAGGTTGTTGCAAACGCGGTGAGCTCTCCCCTCGGGGCGACGAGCGAGTCTGCGGGTGCGCTGTCGGTGTCCTGGGCGACCACGGCACCGGGCGTGTCTGGCGGCTTGTCCCTTCTGGCCCGCGACTTTGCGGTGCTGGACATGTACCGCATCCGGGGGGCGTGATGCTTCCCTCGTTCGCGACGCAGAGCGTGGCGATCCTGCGGGCTACCACGACCGAGGACGCTCACGGGAACGAGGTTCCTGACTGGGCGAACCCGGCGGTGACTGTCGTCCAGGGGTGTTCGGTGCAGCCGCTCACTTCGGATGAGGTGAACAGGTCGCGCGATGCCGTGATGGGTTCGATGCGCGTGTTCATGCCGCCGGGCGTGGACGTGCTGGCGTCGGACCGACTCCGCCTTGCGGGCACGGGCGGTGACTACGAGATCGTCGGGGAGCCGCTGCGGTGGCCTTCTCCGACTGGCGGCCTGGATCACGTCGAGCTGATCGCTAAGCGTTGGGGGGGCTGACGTCGTGGGCATTCAGATCAAGTACAAGCAAGGTGCCTTCCGCGCGATCCGCACGTCGCCGGAGACGGTGGCCGAGGTGAATCGTAGGGCGCAGCGTGTGGCGGCCACTGCGGGTGCCGGTTACGGGATCGAGGCTGGCGTGTCGGGTGGTCGTGGTCGTGCACGTGCGATTGTGCGGCCGATGACCGCCCGCGCCATGCGGGACAACTCTCGCCGTAACACTCTCCTGCGTTCGCTCGATGCGGCGAAGGGGTGACTGTGGAGACGATCGCCTTTCCCGATGTCGAGGCTGTGACGGTGGCGTATCTGCGTTCAGCTCTTGCGGCCCGGTCGGACAGTGCGCGTGTCGGTACGCGCGTCCCGAACCCTCGCCCGGAGCGCCTGGTGCGGATCTCTCGCACGGGTGGCGGCCGGCGGAACATCGTGCAGGACGACGCGCAGGTGACGGCGGAGTGCTGGGCGCCGGACTCGGTCGGGGCGTCGTCCTTGTGCCGCCTGGTGCGCGCTCTTCTGGGTGCGATGAACACGGGCGACGTGTGGTACGCGGGTGAGGTTGGCGGCCCGGTGGATCACCCGGACGACCTGACCGACTTCCCCCGCTATCAGACAACCGTGGTGCTGCGTTCGCGCGGCGTGACCATCTAGGAGGCGCCGTGGCGACCGTTAAGCACCCGACGTTCCAGGACGCCGTCAAGGACGTGCCTGACGCGTCCGTGTCCGTGTGGCTCGCGCAGGGCTGGGTCCTGGTCGGCGACGACCGGACGGGCCCTGCGGAAGTGACCATCCTCCCCGTCGACCCTCCGCGGTCGACGCCTCGGCGCTACAAGCGCTGACAACAGACCCCTCGCTCCCTGAGTGGGCGGGGTTCTAGCCCGACTTGGGCGATCCCTAGAGGCCGCGCAACGACTCTCAGGGAGATTCATCGTGGCAAATTCTGTTTCCAACGTCATCGCGGGCAAGCCGAACGCGGCTGGCGGAGTGTGGGGTGGCCCTCTCGGCTCCCCCGTTCCCACCGACGCGACCACGGCGCTCGACGCCGCGCTCAAGCCGTACGGCTACATCTCCGAGGACGGCCTCACGGAGAACATCGAGGCGTCGACGGAGAAGATCAAGGCGTGGGGCGGCGACATCGTCAAGGTCGTCCAGACCGACTACTCGGTCTCGTACACCTTCACGTTCATCGAGTCGCAGAACGCTGACGTCCTGAAGGCCGTCTTCGGTGCGGACAACGTCGTCACCACGGCGGCCACCACTACGGCGGGTACGAAGCACGCCGTCAAGCGCACCTCGGACATCCTGCCGCACCAGGTGTGGGTCTTCGAGGTCAAGGACGGCGACGCGCGCGTGCGTGTCGTGGTTCCCGATGGTCAGGCCACGCTCAGCGGCGAGATCACCTACGTCGACGGCGGGGTCATCTCGTACTCCGTCACGGTCGAGGCGTTCC